CGAGCCCGGTCATTCGACTGACGCGAAGGACGAATAGGGGCCTCATCGTCAGATGGAGGAAACCTAATGGTACAGTTGTATGTGATTTTGCCGGTCGGCGGCGGCGGGCAGATCGATAACACGCTTCCCGGCGGGCAGGGCGGCTATCCGAGCCAGCCGATCTATCATCCCGGTCATCCGGATCATGGGCTTCCGCCATTTCCCAGCCAGGGGCTTCCCGGCGGCGGGCAGGGCGGGCATCCGAGTCATCCGATCCACATCCCGGGCGTTCCCGACCAGGGCTTGCCGGAAGGCCAGCCGATTCCGGACCAGGGTTTGCCGCCGCCTGCCGTGCCGCCCGAGTATCAGGATGATCTGGTCATTGGCGTGAAGCAGCCAAACTCGACCGAGTGGACGTTCACGGCTTACGACCTTAGCAATCAGCCGGATCAGGGATTACCACCTCATCCGTCGCCCAAGCGTCGTCGCTGAATGTGAGGCTTTGCGCGATCATCGTGGTCGCGCTAGGCCTTTGCGGATGTACGAGTCAGTTCACGTTGGGGCCGGGAGCGAGTTGGGCGGCGAACAATGCGCCCGTCATTCCCGGCTACCACGCCGTTTCATTGGGGAACGGCGGGTTTATGGAACAGCCTGACGCTCCCGCCGCGCCCGCGCCGACGGCGATCGAGCAGACACTGGAAGGGCTTGAGCAGGCCCAGAAAGTGCGAACGCTGGTAAGACAATTGGCGCGGTAATCGATGGAACGGATTTTCGCGAATTTTAAAGAGGATCGCGGCGCGACCTCGACGCCGGGTTCGTATGATCCTGGCGATCCGGAGACGTACAAAGAATATATACAAGCCATGATCTCGGACGCGCGCGACTACGAGGCGAGCGTTCTCGCCGGCGCGCGCAACGTGGCGCAGGAATATTATTACGGTTATCTGCCGCGGCTCGACGGCAGCGTCAGCCTGGCCGGGTCCGACACCACGGTGATCGAGGATCCGAATGCGACCTATGACCAGATTCTCGGGGCCGACAAGGAGAGCGCGAATCGCTCGACTTACGTAAGCACCGACGTTCGCGATGCGATCATGCTGATGATGCCGGGCCTGATTCGGCTGTTCGCGGCGTCGGAGAATCCGGTTTTCATCGTTCCTCGCGGCGACGACGAGGTCGATAAGGCGCAGCAAGCGACCGATTATGTGAACTATGTTTTTTGGAATGACAATGCTGGGTTCCTGATTCTCTATGGCGCGCTGAAAGACGCGCTGACGGTGCGCACGGGGTTCGTGAAATGGTGGTGCGACGAGAACAAGGAGACGGTTCGCAAGCGGTTCACCAATGTGACCGCGGATCAGGTTCAGCGTCTGATCATGGAGAATCCGTCGGCCAAGCTGGTGCATGTCGGCAATCCCGTGCCGAGTGGGATGCCGCAGCAGCCGCCTATGGCGCCTGGCTCGCCGGGACCGGCCCCTACACCGCCTATGCCGCCGCCCTCGACCGGGCCTATGCCGTCTGGTCCGCCTTCGCCCTCCCCCGGTGGACCGACTGCGGCTGCGGGGCCTGGGTCTGCCCCACCTCCGAATGGCTTGACGCCGCCTGGCCCGCCGCCCGGGCCGATGGCGGGGCCGAGTCCGCCGATGGGACCGCCGCCGCCGCCGCAGGCGTTCGACGAGGTGATCGTTCAGTTTGAGATCGACAAGCCGTTAATCAAGGTTTGCGGCGTGCCGCCGGAAGAGATGCGGATCGACCGCTATGCGCGGACCTTCAAGGAATCGCGCATCGTTGGCCACGAGCGCGTCGTGCCGATGGATCAGATGATCGCGATGGGCTGGGATCGCGAGAAGTGCCTCGAGCATGTGCAGGGGCAGGGCATCAACGAATTCACGATGGAGGCGCAGCTTCGCAACCCTGGCCGGTTCATGTCGACGCGCGTCGGCGACGGGGTTCAGTACGGCGAGTGGTATGTGAAGGCCGACAAGGACGGCGATGGCGTCCCCGAGCTTCGCTACATCTGCACGATGGGCGAGGACCACGAGATCGTGTCGGACGAGGAAGCGAATCGGGTCAAGTTCGCCCTGTTCAGCTGCGACCCCATCTCGCACACCATCGTGGGCGACTCAATTTGTGACTACACTGAAGACATCCAGAAAATTAAGACGAATATGTTTCGCGGGATTCTCGACTCGCTAGCCGAGTCGATCAATCCGAAGACCGTCGTCAACGAACTGATGGTCAATCTCGATGATGCGCTCAACGACGACCTTGGCGCGGTGATCCGGACCCGCGGCGATCCCTCGAGCGCGGTGATGTACACGCAGACGCCCTTCGTCGGTCAGGCTGCGATGCCGGTGATCGAGATGCTGAACGACATGCTGTCGCGACGGACGGGACTCACCGATGCAGCGAAAGGATTGGATCCGAAGGCTATTCAGTCATCCACCCAGATCGGGGTTGAGGCGGTTATCAATGGCGCGCAAGAGCGGGTCGAATTGGTGGCGCGCGTGTTGTGCGAAACGGGCTTTAAGGACTTATTTGCAGGTTTATACAACGAGGTCTGCGAAAACCCGAATCCGCCGCGGACGCTCAAAGTCAACGGTAAGTTTGTCCCTTATGACACTTCGACATTCGATCAGTCGATGGCAGTCGAGGTGAATCCGAATCTCGGCAAGGGCAACGACATGGTGCGGATGATGGCGTTGTCCGGGATCAAGCAGGATCAGCAAGCCATCGTGAACCAGATGGGCTTGTCGAACCCGATTGTCGGCATTCCCGAGATGCTGAACACGATGACCGACATGCTTGCGCTCGCGAACGTGAAGAACGTGGCGCGCTATTTCAAGACGCCGAATCCGCAGCAGATGCAGCAATTGCTATCGGCGCCGAAGACGCCCGATCCGCAGACGATGGCGGCGCAAGCGATGATGGAGAAGGTGCGCAGCGAGTCGGCCAAGGCGGTGGCGCAGCAACATCTCGACCGGACCAAGATGGAGTCGGAGAATACCTTCAAGCATCGTCAGCTGGAGGCGAAGACACAGGTCGATCTGCAGAAGCTCGACATTCAGGGCGCGCAGGCCGGCGTCGATCATCACGTCGCGCTGGCGCAGTTGGCGAGCCAGCTGATGAAGAACCAACAAGACAGCGAGGCGTTTGACCAGAAGTCGCAGATGGATATGGCCGAGTCGCAGATGAAGCAGGACCAGACTGCGCAGCAAGGCGAGCAGGCCGAGCAGGCGGCGCGGTTGCAGGCAGCTTCGGCGTTGGCGTCGCATCAGCAAAACATGGCGAAGATTCAAAGCGATCACGCGCGTGGAATGACTGACTTGGCTGCGGCGCATCACGCGGCGATGACCGGCCATGCGATTGGCGGCGCCAAGGTGATTTCCGTCGAGCAGCAAGCGGAGGCGGATCGTCGGCACGAGCAGGAGCAGGAGCGGTTGAACCGTCAGCATCAGGCGGCGACGACCGACGCGACTTTGGGCAATCAGGTTAAGATCGCGAAGATGAAGCCGAAGGGGCCGGCTAAGTGAGCGACGCGCTGCCGTTCAAGCCGGCTGGTGATTTCGAGCGGCGGCTTTTGGCTGACGAGGCGAAGGAACTGCTCGACAACAAGGCGTTTACGACGGCGATCCTGTCGCTGCGCAAGCGGTATTTCGAGCTTTTGATGGGGGCCGACACAACTGAGGAAAAACTGGTGTTCATCGAGAGGATCCGCGCCCTCGAGGATGTCCCGCAGCAACTGCAGATTTTCGTCAACGATGAAAAAATGGCGCAGGCACGAAAGAAATGAGTTTCCTTGACGATCACGCGCATCAATGGACGCCAGAACCGAATACGGGTTGCTTTTTGTGGACGGGCGCACTGTCAGGTGGATACGCCCGCTCTAGGGATGCAAGGCAATCTCAGCTTGTTGGGCGTCATGTCCTTGAGGAGGAGATCGGACCTCCTCCAACGTCAGAGCATCACGCGGCTCACAGTACGCCGAAGGGATGCGTTGGTCCGTCCTGCATCAATCCTGATCATTTGCGGTGGGCGACGCGCAGCGAGAACATGTTGGATGTTCCTGCAGAGATGAGGCGCGCTCGATCTAGCAAGGTTTTGACGCGCGAGCAGCGCAGCGAGATTTTCCAACGTATGTGGGACAATTTAACGCCTGAACAGCGTAGCGCGCGGGGCCGTCGCGGGGCAGCCGCTCGTTGGAGCAAATGATGACGGAACAACTCGACCAGGCCGCGGAAGCCTTTACCACTGAGATCGCCCCATCGTCGCGACCGCGCGACATTGCGGGCAAGTTTGTCGAAACGCCTCGTCAGCCGGTTACCCTGTTCGAGAGCCGGGAGATGGAGGGCGGGGAGGACGCGGGCGACAATGAAGGTCTGCGTGCGCGAGAGAAGGAGATTAAGCGTGAGCGGCAAACCGACCGAGACGACGTACACGGGACCAAGCCCGAGAGTCCAAGCCGGATTGGGGATCGAGAGCTCGAACCCGCTGACGGAGAACTCACCGAAGAGGAGCGCGCCGCCGCGGAAGGCGGCTCCACCGAAGTCGCCGAGCGGGAAGCCGAGGACGACGGGCAGAAATACGAAGTCATAGTTGATGGACAGCCGACTGAAGTCACGCTGACTGAGGCGCTCAACGGCTACGTGCGCCAGACGACGTTCCATCAGCGGATGACGGAACTGAGCAACCTGCGCAACGCGCTCGAGGAAGACCACAAGCGGCAGCAAGAGAACTGGGATCTTCTGATCAAGGCGAAGGAGGCTTACGAGACGGATGTGCGGACGATGATGCCGCCCGAGCCGGATTGGGATCGCGAGTTCACGATCAATCCGCAGGAGGCGCATCGCCAGCAGAAAATCTTTCAGGGATTGTACGCGAAGCTGTCGCAGAGTCAGCAAGAGCGGACGCGGATGGCGCAGATGGCGGCGCAGGAGGCCGATAGACGGTTGGAGAAATACGCTGTAGACGGGTTTTCGCGGTTTGTGTTCAACAGCAAGATACAGGACCAGCCCGCGCTAGAGAAAGAAATCGCTTCGATGCGCCGAACGGCGTTTGCGGAGGGATTTAGTGAGCAAGAAGTCGCCACGGTCTACGACCCCAGGATGCTCAGCATCCTGCGCAAGGCGAGCAAGTACGACCGGATGATGGCCGCTGCGAAGCCACGCGCAGAGGTTCCGGGCAAAGGTCGGACGTTAACTCCCGGTGCGGCTACACCCTTAGGGAATGCGCCTCGGAAAGGACTCGACGAAGCACGTCGCCAATTGGCGAGCAGCGGACGTCTCGACGACGCCGCAGAGGTGTTCCGTAGGATCCTTTAACCGGAGGCTTTCATGCCTAAAGTTACGAACGCATTCACCACGTACAACGCTACGGGGAACAGGGAAGATTTATCCAATGTAATCTACAACATTGACCCGTTTGACACGCCGGTCATGTCCGCCATCAAGCGGCGGACAGTTAAAAACCGACTCTTCGACTGGCAGATCGAGTTCCTGCCGATCGTGGCGCCCACCGTTGTTCCCGGCACGGGCGTGCCCGATGTCGCGACCAATGCGCAGCTCGAAGGCTTCGCGCTCGCGCCGAGCGCGGCCCAGCCGACGATTCGCCAGAACAACGTCACGCAGATTTCCAAGCGCGATGCGACCATCTCAGGCTCGCAGGAGGAATCCGACGCGGCGGGCAAAGGTTCCGAGATGTCTCACCAGATGGCGATGGCGTCGAAGGTTCTCAAATCCGACATGGAATCCGCGATTTGTTCGCGCCAACCGCGGGTCGACGGCGACGATACTGGGCCGACGGCGCGTGTCACCGAAGGTATTTCGCATTGGCTTGGGCGGGCGAAGGACAGGCCGACGACCGCGAACCCGACCGGAACGGTTGCGGGCGCGATTGCGCCAGGCACTTCGGTCGCGGGCTTGCCGACGACTGCGACCGGTGCGTTCGTTGCGCCGGCCACGGTGCCGATCACCGAAGCGATTCTCGGCGACGCGATGCAGAAGGCTTACACCAATGGGGCGACGCCGACCCTTTGGGTTGTCGGGCCGGGGCCGAAGCGGACGATCAGTAGTTTTGTGGGGCGTTCAACTACTCAGGTTCTAGTTGGCAAGACTGAGGTGGTCTCAACCGTAGATGTTATCGCTACTGACTTCGGTCGCATCAAAGTTATTCCTAGTAGATGGGTGCCTGCGGATGTTGGGTTACTTATTGATCCAGATTATCTTGCGGTTGCTTTCTTCAGGTCATTCCGTCAGTACCTCATGGCAAGAACAGGCGATGCGGAGACGAGAATGATTATAGTAGAGTACGGAGTAGAGGTTCGCAATGCGCTAGCTCATATCCTTTTCAACGGCATTGTGAAATAGTTTTACTTCGCCTAGTGTTGCTATTCTGCTCGGAGACTGTCGTCCAGCGGCAGTTTTCGGGCGAATAACCTAAGTCGTTATTGATGCGGTCGAGTGTTAATCCGGGCGGCGGTTCGCCCATGTCGGCGAGGAAGTTTTCGAAGCTATGCCACCGTTCGCAGACCGTGATTCCTCTCCCGCCGTAGTCGGCATAGCGCGGATGCTTCGGATTGTAGCAACGGTGCATCATCTCTTTCCATCGATTGTAAATCGATGTGCCGGTTCGGCCATGGGTTCGGCGGAGAGCGCCCGTGGTTTCTCGGTGGAGGCATCCGCAACTGGCGGTATTCCCGCTTTTGAGGTCTTCGCCGCTGATTTTGGCTTCGTTGCCGCAATCGCAGACGCAAAGCCAGATGGCTTTGCCCCACTTTCCGGTGTGCGAGAAGCCAAGCACCGTCAGCCGCCCAAATCGGCGGCCCGTAATATCGATGCGCGCGGTCATCAGTGGACGCCGAGATTTTTGAAAAACTTGAGGTTGTCGGCGCGTTCGGCGGCGGTTGTTGCCCAGCGAACGTTTTCAGGTCCAAAATATAGGTTGTTGCGGTTAATGAGGGTAAGCCAACTTAGGGCTTCCCATTCGCGTGGCGTTAGCGATTCGTCGTTGGCGAACTTGATCATCGCCTTCCACGACTGTTTAGCTTGGTTGGGCATAACGGCTCCTTTCACGAGCGGTTGTGTCAAGGGGCGGCGCGGTGACTCAAACACCCGCCGTCCCGCTTATTGTACCACAAAATGCGTAGCGTAAGGTGGAGACGATTCGCCCTGCAGAGGCGAACCGTCTCCGGTCGTCACTACCGTCGGCCCAAGAGTTTTCGGTCTACGGGCGCGTATCGACGGCGGTTGCAGCGGTTGTAAACATAGAACTAATTCGCGTGTTCCACTAGGAGGTTGTGGTGGGCGAGCAAAAGCGCCGTTACGACGCTCGCAACGGCGTCTCGCGCACCATGATCCTAGACGACGCTTCCGACGTGTTTCACGTGAAGCACAGTCAGGACGTCGAGCCGATTCTCGACTCGATCAAGCGCGATCAGGAGATCATGCCGCAGGGCGGGCACAACAAGCTCGCGGCCAGAATCCCAACGGTAATTTACGAAGAATTGCAGCGGGCCGGCATTGCCGACGATCCCGATCTGTTCAAGGCGTGGCTCAATTCGCCCGAAGCCGAGCCGTGGCGCATCTGGCGGGGGCGGCTGTAATGGGCTGGTGGGATTCCATCTTTGGCTATCCGGATCGCCCAAACAACCAGCGACAACCGTCCTCGCGCGGCTCGATGCTGGGACTTGCCTATCAGGGTCTACCTGACGCGAAGGCAAAGATTACGGATCAACGACACGACGATATTTATCGCATCAAGATGGCTGACGACGCCAGATCGACCGATTGGGATGAAGGTTGGCGTACTCGTCCATATGATCCGTCATTGCCTGATGCAGCGGCGTCGGGGCGCGTTATCGACCCGTCAGAGACTGTCGGGCCGCTTTTTCCTTCTGATGATGAGGGTGCGTACAAACCTTCGTTCCAACAAAACTGGCGTCCGCGATATTCGCGTCAGGCGCCTTATCTCGATCCAAGAATGGGGCCGCAAACCGAACAGAACATGTCTCGGGCAGGCCAAGCGGCAGGGCCTGACGACCTTACAGATTCAAACCGCTACGCCGCAAATTATTTGCCGCCTATTCCAGAACATTTGCCTTGGGCGCCGGGCGAACGAGGTTGGGCGACGCCGCCCTCGTTGTCGGGGCCGCACAATCGAGCGGGTGATCCGGCGCGGCCTGGTTACGACAATTCGTTGATGTCGGTGAATGCTCGGGGGCTGACGCTCAACTCCAACCCGTGGGGTTACTGATGTGCGGTTTTAGCGCATGGGGCACATGATGATGACCTGGTTTCTCGTCGTTGTGCTTCACGCGACCAATTGCCCAGGCAAGTGCGAGCCGATCCCTGCTGTGACGATTGTGATGCCGTCGCAAGAGATTTGCACTCAGGTCAAAAACGATAATGCGAATGCTGTTCCCCTCGAATGCTGGGGCAAACCCAAATGATCGGCGCGCTCCTCAGTCTCATCATCTACATCCTGATCTTCGGCCTCCTTTGGTGGCTGGTGCAATATCTGTTGGGCTTGTTCCCCCTCCCAGAACCGGCCCCGCGGGTGATCCAGGCGATTCTCGCTATTGTGCTGGTCATCTTTTTAATCGCGCTGATCATGCAAGTGCTCGGCGCGGGCGACTACGGCTTTCCGATCTTCCGACTGAGGTGATCCATGGCATTCACGCGCGGCAAGACCTTCAAGCCCACCGGCGACCCAGCCAAGCGACCGCCCAAGCTGAAGGGCAAGGTCGCCAATGACGTCTACGCCAACCCGGCGCGGAGCATGATGGCGCCGCCGCCGACGAAGGACACCAAGGAGCCGCGCGGCATGGTGCGGTCGCGCAGCGGCGGCGGCAAGAAGGGGCTGCATAAAGGCGGCCAGGGCGGGCGGATCAGTTGACGGACTTCGCCGATCTCCAGACCCAGATCGCCGACTACGCCAATCGGCAGGATTGGTCGCCGCAGCTGGTCACCGGCTTCATCCGGCAGTGCGAGCAGAAGCTGAACGCTGAGCTGCGCATCGACCGGATGATCCAGTTCGACGAGGCGCTCATCGCTTCGAGGTGCGCGCCGCTGCCCGACGATTGGCTGCAGATGGAGCTCGTGCGGATCGGCAACCTTAACGTGCCCGACGGCTTCATCCCGATTCGCTACAAGTCGAGGGACGAGTTCTTTACGACCGTCGATAAATGGATCGACGGCTTCTACACCATCCAGGGGCGGCAGATTTTCATTGGCGGCTATCCCGACACGGTGAACGGCCAAACCGTCAAGCTGACATATTACGGCGAAGTTCCGGTTTTCTCCGATGATCAGGATAGCTGGGTCTACAGCAAATACCCGACGCTCTACCTCTACGGCTCGCTGATGCACGCCGACCTTCATGCCGTAGGCGAAGAAGACAAGGCTGGCTCGCTGAAGATGCTGGTCGAGGACATGATTCAGAAGCTCAACGCCAATCATCAGATGTCGCGGGCGAGCGGCTCGCGGGTCACACGCACGCGAACGAGGAGCTTCGGCTGAGATGACAGGCCTATCATCCGCGGGCGAGGCGGCGGTTCTGACGCCGCTGACCACAACCGCCTATGTTTCATTGCACACTGCCGACCCCGGTGACGGCGGGGCGAGCGAAGTGTCGGGCAGCGCCTATGCGCGCACGGGGCCGGTGACCTTCGCCAATGCGGGGAACAACCCGACCGTGGCCTCGAACAGCGCCATCGTGACCTTCCCGGCGGCGACGGGAAGCTGGGGCACGGTTTCGCATTTCGGCGTCTGGACGGCGGCGAGCGGCGGGACGTTTCAGGGTTCTGGGGCTTTGGTGACGCCGAAGGCGGTTGGCAACGGCGACACGGCGCGGTTTCTCGCCAACGCGCTGACGATCACGGCGAACTGAAATGGCGTTTTCTTTCGGTGATTCCTTCGACCTGTACGCGACCAATGCCGACTTGGCGAACGGCTATTGGGATAGCGCGCCCAACGCCAATCTGCTGGGTCTTGGGGCTGGAAGGTTTGCTGGCAGCCGGTCGATCTCGGGAACGGCCCTCAGTTCCATTTACCTGATGAAGAACGGCGCTAACGACGCCGTGCATCATCTGGTGGTCGCATTCAACACGACGGTCCTATCCGGCACGACCCTGGGCTTTTCCTTGCAATTGCTCGACGGCGCGACGGCGCAATGCTCCATCGTGTTTCGCGCG